TTGATTTTAACTTTCATTTGACATTTGCTTTAATTTTACCGTCGATAAACCATAAATGCCGATGTTCGTGTACCACATAAGCAATCTTTATGTGCTGGTGCTCAACTAAGTTACTGGCTAATTCTTCCAATGAAGATCCCTGACACATAAATGTGTTTTCGTTATTATACAACAAAATCTCATTATTGTAAAGTGAAGTGGACATTATTGGGATTTTAACCCTCGAACTGTTTGCAGATTCCGGCAAATCATCTTGTTCTGCTAGTTCGTTAATCCTATCGCGAAGTAATGCCTTTAGCACAGACCGAACAGCAAGCAGTGACCCTACTAACCATCCGAGGACAAAGAAAATTAAAAGTTCCATTTTGTATTTATGTAATAGTAAGGGTAGACCAAAGCTTTAATTTTTGAAATTTCTTAATTTTAGCCTCTTTGATACCACTAGTAGTGACACCAATATTAGCCTTTGTCAACAATTCAATCATAGCGTGTAAGTCACCCAACTCACTTTGTAGGGCTTGTATATTGGTTAGATCACTATCAGGTTTACATTGATCTGGGCCAAAACGAAAACATTTACTAATAGCTTGTGAAACTTCAGCACATTCTTCCTGCAAAATTATCAAGATTTCTTTGGTATTTTCATTCATTCGGTGTTTCCTTTATGCCGTTCTTTGTAGTTAAATGTACCCTTAAGAGTATAGGCTAGGGCATCACCACAATGGAAAGACGAGCCCTTCCTAAATAAAACTCCATTAAGCTTAAATGGTTTCACTACTATATCTCCATTCCACCATCCACGTTGTATTGCAATATAACACTTCTCGCCCAAATTGGCTCTAAGCTTCTTGAATTCGGGGTGATCATCATCGGATGAATAGCTACACTGGTGCTCGTTTTTTAAAATCTTAATTAAATCATCATCAGTTGGTTGTTCTGGATTGGATAGTAGACTGCGGTATGTAACAGTATTAACCATACACAAATACTGTTCGTCAATAGAAAATTGCGGCGGGTTACATGGCATAATGACAGTTATTTGCTGTTAGCTTTATTGCGACTAGCAATGTATTTGGCATGATATGGCTTCCAGCTAGTCAAATAGTGACTATGTTTAACCCAACGATGTTTGTTCTTTTTAGCTTCAACTAGAAATCCCCACTCCTGACTACGCACTCCCATAAAGAATAGGGTGGCGACTGATTTGTTGTTTTCCAATTCCAGCCAATGGAATTCTTTAGCTTTTCGCCATATGATAGATCCTGGACCACGCCAATGACATATCTCTGCAAATTTCTCACCCGCGACGTTGAACAACGGAGTGTGTTCATAGTAGCCACCCTTAAGAATGATGGTTAGATAGGGCCACGGATGATTGTGAAATATGGGATCATCACTTTGCACAATAGTATGTAGAGCGACGTTAACGGGGAACCATGTGCGATTTTTTAGAAACAGGTAATAGCGATGCAGATAATCCGCACCAGTCCTACTATTAGTAATAAGCCGATGCCTACCCAGTTTATCCATGATCCTATGAAAAATACCCATCATACATTCCACGTTAGAAATAAATAACGGGCTTGAGGTGCCCGTTAAACCTTCTTACTTAATCTCTCCCGAGATTAAACTGCGTTGCTCATCGCCAATGCGCGATAGCCAGCGGCAACAACTGCACGGCTGGGGGTTCCCAAACGATACTTAGTGAACGTTTGACCAAGCTTGTTTGTACGCTTGTTAGCATACACTGCAAACCCAGCAAAACGAATGTCGCTCACGGTAGCAGTAGGATTAGCAATACCAAAACGATAGGTAATTTGCTTTGCGGTGAGTTCTTCACCATTTTGAAGTGCCTTCAGTAGGCGAGTTTGTTTAGTTTCAGTCATTTTTGTTTCCTCTTTAAAAGTAGTTGTTTTCACAACATAGTAAGATTATACTACATCTGGTATACTACTACAAGATGTTTTGGTTACCTTAGTGTAACTAAATTTCAAAATACTTTAGCTCAAAGTAATCAGCTTGTGCCTCGTAACCAATGTAACCACGCGGGTTAGCAACAATACGGGTTTCGCCAATCACGTAGTCAAACGAATGATGGGTATGACCATGTGTCCACAACTTGATCTTGGGATGATCAAGGATAAACTCACTCAAGTCTGAACTATACCCACCATTGATGACATAATCATCTGCATACTTAGGATGAGTACTAAGCTTGCTAGGTGCGTGGTGCCCCACTACCACAAACTTTTCGCCAGACCCATTCTCTACGGTATCACGAATGTACTCAACCGCCTTACGATGATCAGACATAACCTGAGCCGGCCTCAACTTGGTGTAACCCTTTTCATCATTGCGAATGATGTTAAAGTCGTTCATCTCTCTTGCAATTGTGTGTAAGGTAATAGGATCACCCTGATTCATATCCGTCCACAGGGTACACCCGACAAAGGTTACATCGGAGATTACTTTGCTTTCCTTGTCAAGGAAATACACATTTGAGAATTCGGCGCACTCATCACGCAGAGTCTTCATACTGCCTGGCCACTTACCATGATAAAACTCGTGGTTGCCGGCAATATAAATCACGTGAGGAAACTGTTCGCTACAACGCTTTAAAAAGTCACGGTAACGATAGGCTGCTTCTTGGCGCTGGCCCAACTTAATAGATGGTTCAGTAGTAGGGACGGGATGATCGTGCAGATCCTCAGCAATCAATATATCACCTGATAGGATGAGGACATCTGCCCCGTCACTATTAGTGAGAATGATATCTCCAAATTCCAAATGTAAATCACTGGCCAGTGCTATTTTCATAACTACTTTCGTAAAGATATATTATATCATAGCCTTGCTATGCTGTCAACCTTGACACTGGGATTTTAATGTAGGATCCTGAATCTCATCACAATTATTTATTGTAGGGCGATAGTGTTGTAGGAAGTAATGAGATATGGCATATCCTATTGCTAAACAGGTGCAGATAATCAATAGTTCTTTTATTACACTTCTCATAATATGGTGAAACCTATATCAGGTATCTTTCTTTAGGTGTTGTTCACACAAGGTCTTGATCCAACTACCGCCTTGCTTTTTACCCAAAGTGCCGCACATCTCACAAGTGACGCCGGACATTGATTCTGCCATAGCCACTAAGCCAGCTACGTAATCATCCCCACCTGTGTAGTAGAACCTTAGGGTCCCGAATTTTTCTTTTACTTGGTCGGCCACCACCTGCTGAACAACTTCGGGAACTTTTCTGTACGCAGCATCTTGAATTTGTTGGTTGATGCGGTCACTAATCCAGTGATCGGCCGGAACTTCTCGTTTGTCAAAATAGAAATTAGTGATGCTGGTACGATCTCCAGCAATGGCTCGCTTTAGTGCTCGATTAAATCTCAACGCTCGTCCGCGTTCTTTCCTACTCCAGTCAATATGGGATTGAATGTTGCCGCACAGTTTATCAATAATGTTGAACCAACCATCGGAGTGCTCAAAACCCCAAGCCATGCAGGATTCTTTTACATCACTATTGCGATTGACAAAAATCTTGGGATACTTTTCACACAGTATATTATCTAGTTCCGGGCTCATATTTACGCCTTACTCAATTCTGATATGTGCTTGCATTGCTTGCGAAACTGAAATCCTGTACAGGTGCAAGTCCATCCCTTGCTGTCACTTGTAACAATATACTTGCTACCTTTGCTACCGGCAACTTCTATAATCCTAGTACCGGTATCAACTTCCTTAAAGCTGCCTGACAGTATAGAAATGTCATCGACATAATCCATATTTATAACACGGATGGGCCAAGCAGTATTTCCTGATAGACAAAACTGCCTATCATTCAGCCATTTATACGAGGGCAGAACCTTACCCTCATAGACATTGTAGTCGGGTTGGGGCGGGATCATACGCGGACCCTGACTATAGCGAGTTTTAACCTCGACCATACTGCCCACTGTGGGTATCTTCATTAGCAACCCTCCGTCATTTGCTCAGCGACGATAGCGTCAGCCAGCAAAACCAATTGAGTATTATTGGAATTACAAGTATACCAAACACCGTCACGCATAATATATGCGTACTCTGCGCCGCTATCATTGGTGAAGAAGTCAACAAAATCTTCCCAAGAGGTCAATGTAGTAAACACCTCATCCTCGCCGCGATCACGGTTATAGAAAGTGCAATACGCATTGAATCCAGACTCGCCGAACTTGGGGACACGTGAACTAAATTCGTGTTTATCGCCGATTTCAACACCCAAACTAGAGATGTTGCCCATTGCGATTAGTTGATTTGCTTTCACCGAGTCATAGAAACGATACAAAAGCGCGCCGTTGTGCGAGATATATCCGTCCCAATGACAGTACACTGCCTTACAAACGTCGCCCATCATCACACCGATAACTGATCTTGTACCCATATCAACTCCGTTGTTTAACTGTCTAAGTATCTATTATAGCATAGGGCTGATTTATTGTCAACCTTTTTTAGATTATTTCCACGGTCTCAACAATGTTGGCCAGGATCAACGTTCCACCGTATGCTTGCTGATAGCATTCGGCTGTTTCCCGAATGTAAAAAGTGTAGACTTGACCAGTCGGGGTAATCAGCGTGAAGTTCATGTCCAGCTCCTTATCTACAATATAAGTATTATAGCAGAAGTTGTAATTATTGTCAACCTAGCATTTGGCGCCAGGCATCGGCATCAGTCTTTTCGTTCTCGTCAAAGGGCAAATTTAATACAGCCATCATCTTGTGTTTTACTAACAGATTGGGCAATCTAAATTTCTCAACAGCAGTAAAGCCAAGCATCACCCCAACTTCAACCACTGCCCCAGATCGACACATACCCGCAAAACAATGCACCACAACATTCATTCGCTTTGCAAATGCCTGTTGCAACAGGCTTACTAAGTCGCGGGCTTGTGTGTCACTTACTCGGCATTCTTCATCAAAGCAGTGATCATCCCGTTCAATATCAAGAAATCGAAAAAAGTGTGATTCCTTAAACTGATGTTTGGGAATAGGGAACCTACTTGCCGGATCCATAATTTGAATAAGCATACTGTTAATCCCGGCGGCGTGGTGCAATCCTTTGGGAATATCATCAGCGGAACAATTCTCGATCCAGGGCATAGTAGGTTCCTACTGGTCAGCTACGCTTGACAATGATTTCGTCAGCCAATCCCCAATCCAACGATTCTTGGGCGGACATAAATGTATCACGTTCCATCATAGTAGCAAACTCATCAAACGTCTTTCCCTTAGAGTTGTGATGGACATATATTTCAGTCAAGTTCTTCTTCATAGTAAGAATTTCTTTAACCTGAATTTCCATATCAGTAGCTTGCCCACGTGCCCCGCCACTGGGTTGGTGACACATATGCCGAGCATTTGGCAGTATCTTTCTCTTACCGGGAGATCCAGCGGTTGCGAGTAATGATCCCATCGAACAGGCTTGACCCATAACAATCGTTTGCACATCACAATTTACAAATTGCATACAATCGTAAATAGCCATTCCAGCGGTCACACTACCTCCCGGGCTATTAATGTAGACACTAATAGTTTTCTCACCTTCGCTTTCCAAATAAAGCAATTGTGCGACGATTAGGTTAGCCATTTGGTCATGCACTTCTCCTTCTAAGAGAATAACACGATCCCGCAAAAGACGGCTATAGATGTCATAGCTACGCTCGCCACGACTAGTTTGCTCCAATACCATTGGCACTAAGTTCATATATTTCCTTATAAAAGTTTCAACATTATAACGAATAAATGCGATAATGTCAACTAGTATTGGAACTTATTTTCTCTTTTTACGAACTTCAGTTTCTTTAGCTTTTCGTGTGGGATTAACTATATCCTGCGCTGCAGCGGCTAAGTCAGCAGGTTCATTGATGGTGTAATCCTCACCGTCTATATATGGTTCATTGGGTTCATGGCTAACACTGCTATCGCTTCTTCCCAATTTAAAGCTAAACCCACCAGAACTAGGATCTTTCGCACTTGATTTACTCTCAACACTAATCTGCCCGTCTAGCTTAGCTGGCCATTGGGTAGCAAATGTTATCTCTCCCTTTTTGTAATCAGCATATTGCTGAATAAAATTCATTTCTAACAAGTCTAGTACCACATCTTTAAAAGCTGGAATAGCGTCATGGTCATTAATGGCCCTCAACACTTCTTTTTTAACAGCATATATTAGTTTTCCGCCCTCACTAGCATCACTTTTAATATCGCCGTATAGAGGCCTATATTCTTTGGGCAATGGGCTGTCTACCCGATTCTTTTTAGCATTCAAGCTTTCTTTAGCCAACCATTCAATGTTGGGGTGTTTTGTAGAGAATGGTAAAAATGAATGCCATTTCTTATCTATAGATTTTGGATTGGATTTGAAGATTATATCCAATGCTTTGAATGCCTGCGCAATAGTGCCTGGCTCTTTACATAGCTTAATGAATTCTACTGCGGTAGAGTATTTTGGATTAGCGTTGATATGTTCAGGGACCTGTAATCCAGAGACAGCAGGCGCAGCACCACCTCCGGTGCCTTTACTGCTAATGTTTAGTGTGTGTTCATTAGTTGAATTTCTAATATTAGCATAACTATCAGCAATGTTATTATTTGCTGACCCGGGAAAATTCAATACTAACTCACTCAAATTACCACCCATCCATTTAGTGAACTCTGCTCTTTTGGGAAACCGACTTCTATTATAAAGTAATGCCAACACCCCTAAATACTCGCCACCATAATCAATAATTGCCTTCAGAACTTTTTCTTTGTCCTTCTGTTGATATTCAGGTGGTACCATGACATATTCGCCGGCTCTAATATATTCGGCTAGCTGAATGATTACCTTTCCGTAATCGGTGCTGTTCAATACTGGGTTATTTACGATTTCATCATAAAAATCTGAGGCAGGGATATCTCTGTCACAAATACCTATTTGGCCAGGCTTAACCAATAGTGCTTCTTTACCGGCTGACATTTCCGATTCACCTGCGGCTTTTGCTGCGCCGCCAAATGCGCTTGTCCT